CCTCGCGCAGCGCGGTGCGGATGGCGACGTCATCGACAGCAGCCATTAGCGCACCTTCCCGTTCACGATGTAGTTGCCGACGCTCTTGAAGATGCGGTCAAACACGACGCCCGCTTGGCCAGTCTCGACCAGCTCACCGTCGCGCGTAATCGGCAGGAACGGGCGCGCCGGTATCGTGCGGGTGCCGAACTGCTGATAGCCCGCGTATTTCGCAGTCGCGAAAAAGAAAATGCTACGCGCGCCGCTCGCGGTGTTGGTGCTGCGTTTGAGGTCGCCGGTGTCAGTGAGCGGGGTCGCAGATTTCTTGCGGCGTTTCTCGATAGTTGACGGCGCGAGCGGCAGCTTCCACTTAACGCCACCTGGCGAAACGTAAGTGTTGTACGGCATCGTTATCAGCCGCTTCACCGCTTCCGCACCGACCTTCATGGCGGGCGTCATGTCCTGCGTGCGCGCAGCCATCGCCGTGATTTTGCGATGCAAATCCTTTGGCGACTTGCCCGGTGGGTAGCTGACAGCCATTAGAACAGGATGAGCGAGCGCGTCGAGAAGATGCGCTCCGACGAAACCATCTCAGTTCCGTTGATGATATCCGCGCCACCGTCGCCGCCGAGCGGGTCACGCGTCAGGCCGGGAAGGTCGAGGCGCACACCTTCGGTAGCGTAGATGCTCGACGGGTCAGGGATGGTCGCGACGATCTCCGCGGGAATCTGGATGCCGCGCGCGTAGAACGACGCCAGCTTCAGCCAGACGCCGAAGCTGATGAGCCGCAGCAGCTCAAAGGCGTCGCCGCTCGACGGCTGTTGCGGCGATAGCGTGACGCTCGAATAGCCGCCCTTCACGCACGCGCTGAGCACGACAGAGTCCGCGCTCGCGATGTACGCCGCGCGTGCACCGCTGTCGGTGGCAATGGCCGCGTACTGCGCAGGGCCACGCGTGCCGCCGCCCAGCATCGACTCGATGTATGCGTCCGTGAGCAGAGCCATGTCACGCCTCCTTGCGCTGGAAATAGCCGGGTGCGTCACCCGAAGACGTGAGCGTAACGAACGTCATGCCGCTCGGCTTCTTGACAAGCACCCGCGTGAGGCCGGTGCCGTCCACGTCGAGGGTCTGCACCACAGCCTCGCAGACCACGCCAGCGAACGAGACGAAGCGCACCACCTCTCCGACAGCTAGCGGCCGCTGTAGCGCCTCTGGCGCGCTCGTAGCGGCCTCCGCGTCGAGCTTGGCCTTGCGCTTCGCCCCAGCCACGTCAGCGCCCCTGCTTCGGCGTGCCGTCGAGACGCGCGCTGATCTTCGCGAGCGCCTCCACGATGCCCGCGAGGACGGCCGTCTGCTCGCCCGACGACGACGACACCTGCGCCGCCGTCTCAGCGATAGCCGCCGCGCGCTTGCGCTCGTGCTCGATGTCGATGGTGTCGAGCTCGCCGACGACCTCGACGCTCGTCAGCGGCAGCACGTCGCGCAGCATCAGCGCGCGGAACTGCGACTCAGCCGTGATCGGACACTCGGCCGCAGGTCGCTTGTTCTCTGCGCACCAAGCATCGACGTACTGCGTGAGATTCGCGCGCGACGTCTGGTACTCAGCCTCGCGCGTCTCGAGCAGTCGCATCAGCGCGGGCAGCTCGCTCTTGTAGATTTGCAGCGTGTGCGTCCCGCTGGCGTACGCGCGACCGTCGTTGAGCATCTGGCCCATGTGGCCATCGCGCACGTTGACGCGGACGAGCAGTCGTGACTCAGGTCGCGCGTTTGCGGCGACGTGCCCATACGGCGTGTGATTGTCGAGTTGCATGAATCATCTCCTCTTGATGACGCTACGATATGCAGCGGAACCACTGGCCGGATTTGCACCGGCTCGGCTTGCGCCTGCGTCTTGCGTGGCCTGTGATTTATTCCGCGACCTCGATGTGCCAGCCGCTGATAACACAACGGCGCATCCGATAGGATTCGTAGAGGCTGCGATAACGTAGCCCGTGCTCCGACGCAAACGCGCGTAGGTCCGACGTCATGTACTTGGTGCCGTCTGGTCCCGTGATGACCATCGGAGGAAACTTGCGACGACGCATGGCACCGACGCGCCCGCGACGCTCTTCGCTCTGCGTGTACGCGCCTGCGGCCCGAGCTGCTGCAACGCGCTTCGCAATGTGCTCTGGCGATTGCTTGCGGCCTGCGGCCGATACCTTTGCTGCGTAGACCGGGTCGGCGTGGTGGGCCTTCGACTTCTCACCGATAGCGGCTCGTGCTTCCGGGTGATCGACGTAGAATCGCTGCAACGACTCGCGATGCTGCGCTCGTGCTTCGGGCGTCTTGGCGTCCCATGCCGACTTGATGCCGGCCGATCGCTTGCGACGTGAGGTTTCGGGGTCGCGGTCTGGGGCACCTTCACGGCTAGCTGCTTCCGCGCGGATGTTATAGCAGCGCTTTCCGCGGTCGTACGATTGCGCGAGATAGACTTGTTCGCGGGCTAGACGCTGCTCGCGGTCGCCTTCCACGACTTCGAGCACGACAAAGACGAAAGCGTCCGTGCCGCACTTATCAAAGTCTGCTTGTAGAAACCGATTGGCGTGCCTGCGTAAACATAAAGCGGTTTGATGCTGCGCAAATCGTTGCTTGAAAACCTTGGCAGAACCTAAATAAACACGACCATTGGTCGTGTTTGTGATTTGATAGATTCCGCCGTTTCGAGACTGCCCGTTGTATTCGACGCGCATGATGTGACCTCCGTGGTACGCCGAAGCATACCACGGAGGTAACATCTAAGCCGCTACAGGATGCCGCCGTAGATACAGGGCCACATGCCAGCGGCGTACTGACCATCGGCGATGAGGCCGAAGGTGAGCGCGTCATTCTGCATGACGGTCGGGCTGCTGAGGTCGATGTCGAGCTGCTCGCGGGGAGCCGCGCCCTCGACAAAGAACATCGGCTTCGCGCCGCCAGGGCCCTCGCCGACAAGGTACCAGTAGTCGTCCTGCGTGCCGACGAGGCGCGAGTTGACCACGAGGTCAACCGTGCCGTTGTAGGCGTTGGAGACACCGGCGCTCGCGACGACCGACGCAGCGGCCTCGAGGCCGGTGTTCGCGACCGAGCGACCGCGGATGTCCATCTTCGTGATCTCGCTGCCGACGAGGCGGTTCTTCGGGCCGACGACGAGGTAGCGCGGGACGATGCGGAAGGGCTCGCCGTTCTCACGCTGATAGCTCGTCATCGCCGCGAAGGCGGTGTCGAACGTAAGCGGGCTGAGCGCCGACGTGGTCTTGTTGGACTGGTTGCCCGCGGGGCCGTTAGGGTGCGACGTCGAGATGAGGTTGACGCCGTCGAAGCCGACAGGGCCATCGCCGCTGTTGAGGAACAGGCCCTGATGCAGCACGAAGTCCTTGTAGGACTGCGCCGCCGACATGAACTTGCGGACGCGCGCCGCGACGATGCCGCTGCGGTCATACTCCGCATCGCGGCGACGCACCTTGAGCTGCACAGCCCACGACGTCAGCGCGACGTTGAGGCGGTACGCGCGCGACACGCCGGTCTGCCTCGCGCCCGAGAACTCAAGCCAGTTGCCGAGGAAATCCTCGAGGATGATGGACGTGGTCGTGCCACCGTCCGCGGGGATCGTCTCGCAGATCGCGTTGACGAGGCCCTCGTCGGCCGAGCTGGTGAACAGCTCGTCCGCCATCGTGCGGAAGACCGTTGCTGCCGCGTCAATGGCAGTCTGATTGATGACGTGTGAAGAGTCAGCCATGTTGGAATCTCCTGTAAATCGTTGGCGCTTAGAGCGCTATCAGACGGTGGCCGCCGACCGGATCTTGACCCATGCAGCGGTGGTGCTGACGGGCTGCACGACCTCGCCGACCTTGACGTCGTTGGTTGCGGCGGCAGCCGTCGTGACGAGGTCAGAGTCCGAGATCACGCACGCAGCGCCCGTGACGGCGGCAAGCGACGAAGCCGCGCCGAGCAGCTCCTCGTGGCCGAACTTGACATTGATGGTCTGTCCAGCGGCAGCGCTGGTGACCGTCTGCGTCGCAATGCCGACGAAGCCGCACGACGCGGTGTCAGCGCCGGGAAGGGCGAGGCCGGTCGCGAGGGTCACCATCACGAGCGAACCCTCGTAAATGGTCGTGCCGGTCGTGCAGGTGTACGTGGCGTAGGAAGCGAGAGCGTCATTGCGCGTCTGACGCGCGGTCATTGCGGTGAGTGCAGCCATTTTGAATCTCCTGAGTGAGCGTTGATATCAGCGCGCGTCAAGCGCCCGAGTTGCGAGCCGCGTGCTTCGACAGCATCACGGCGACGTGCTTTCTCGCGGCCTCGCCACGCAGGCCAGCGGCCTTGGCGTCAGCCTCGAAAATCTTGGCGATCGGGTCCTGCGACGCCGACAGCGAGAGAGTGTTCGTCGGGGCCTTCGGGCCGGTGACGAGCGAGCCCGTGGGCGGCTGCGCGGTCGCCGGGAGCGCCGAGTAAATGTCGAGCGCGAGTTGCTCGCTCTGCTCCGACGCAGCGACGAACGCGACGCGCTGCGCATCGGTGACGCGGCCCTCGCTGAGCAGACGCGCGAACGACGCCTCGATGCGCGCGGTGCGCTCGAGGGCGACGCGCTGCTCGCGCTCCTTGCTGAGTTCCGCAACCTGCGCCTGAAGCGTCTTGACCGTCGCGGCAAGCTCGACAGCGCGAGCCTTATGCGCGCTCAGTTCGACGCTCGTGCGCGACAGCTGCGCGTTGGCGTCGGCCGTCATGCCGCTCACCGGGCCAGCGACGAGCATCGCCGCGATCTGGTCGAGCTTCTCGGTGACTGCCGCGAGCACGCCAGCCTCGTCCATGCCGGTCGCCTCGACCAGCTTGCCGAGCACCATCGTCGCAGCGGCCTCGCTGGCCTCCTCGACAAGCTCCTCAGTCTCAGGCATCCCCTCGGAGACGGCCTCCTCGACCATCGCGACGTCGTCCTGTAGCGCGATGCCCGAAAGACGCCGGATGCCCTGCGCGATGCGCGAAAGCTCCTTGAGCTTCTTCTCGTTCATCGCCGCGTCGACAACTTCCTCCGTGATCGTCGCAGCGGGCATGGCCTCCTCGGCCATCGCGCCCGCAAGCGCCACAAGCGCGTCAAACGCCTTCTTCATCTTCTCCGGCGTGGCGTCCTTCTTGAGGCCGAGCGCCGTTGCGATTGCCATCAAAACCTTCGTGGGATCCATTGCGAGACTCCTGATGTTTCGCCGCGACGGAGTCCCGACGCGGGAGAGAGTGATGGGCGTCATGCCCGGCAGAAATGGGCTCGGCGTGAGGCCAAGCTCGTACAGCTCCGCAAGGCCTGCGACCTCGCCAGTTGCGCGGTCAATCGGCGCGAAGTCGACGACGACGCTACAGAAGCGCTGCGCGCCCGCGGCGATGCGCTTGGCAGCGTCGTCAGTCCACTCGACGTAGCCCCACAGTTCGCAGCCCGTCGCGCCGTCGCGCACCTCGAGCGCCTGAATCCAGCCAGCCGCGTCGATGGGCACGCCCATGTCGTGACGCGGGTGACCCCAGAGCACGGGCACCGGCTGCTCGCCTGCGTCGTAGAGGCGTTTGATGTCGCCGAAGACCTCGCGCGTGAACGCAAACGGCCCAGCGGGATGGCCGTTCCACTCCGACTCATAGGCCATCTCGACCCACGAGCACGTTGCGTTGGCGAGAAGCGGTGCCTTCATCGCGGGCTGCGCGGCGACGTCAGCGAATGCGCCGAGCGTGGCGCGTAGCGCGAGCTTGCGTGAGCCGTCGAAGGCTGTTGCGGTAGATGCCATCATGACCTCACAAACGACGACGCGCCGAAGCCGGGCGTCATTGCGAATCCCGCTGGGATGCTGGTGATGACCTGCAAGCCCTCGTCGCGGAGTTCCTCTTCCGATAGCGTCGTGATGACGCAGCGGCACTGGAAGCCTCCGGGCGGCGAGATATTGGCGAAGCTGCTGTCGTCGGCGCGCCAGACCTTGCGATTCATGGGCGCGTGCTCAGCGCGGACGCGATTGTCCTGCGCCGTGAGCCACTGCCTATACGGGCGAGCCTCGAGGACGTCGGGGTCATTCATTTGCGTCCAGCGTCCCGCGCCGTAGGCCGTGGCGACGTTGGTGCGGTAAACGTTCTCGAGGTAGCTGGGGTCTTGCGGCGCAATGCCGAGCGTGATGGTCTGGTCTTCCATCGCGCGTCGGAAGTCGCGTAGCGTGTTGCCCTCTTCGAGCGTGCGCTGTAGCTCCTCGACAGCGCGTCGCGAAATGACGTCGAGCTGCTCGTCGGTGGCGAGCGCTGCACGACGCCGATACGCACGCAGCACTTCCTCGAGGATGGCCGGGTCGCCACCACGCTCGCGCCAGAAAGCCACCGCTTCCGAAAATGGCATCTTCAAGAACGCGGGCCGCAAGTCGACGGCGAGCTGCCGCTGCGCGCCCTGCGGGTCAAGCTCCACGAGGCGCACGAACATCTGGCCTGCGAGGTCGGATTTCACCGACGCCTCGTAGATAAGCGCTTCGAGGTCAGGGTCGCCCTTGAAAGCAGCCACCGCCGCCGCCACAGCGTCCGCGCCACCGAGCGCCGCGGCTGCGATGGCCTCGCGCACCGGCGTGAAGCGGACGACGCCCTCAAGCGTAGTCTCAGCGGCGACAACGTAGGGTCGCCCGATTACCGCCTGTACGCGCGCCCGGTCCGCGGCGTCGCTGAGAGCGAGGACGTCCGCGAAATCTCCGACGTCATCGACAGCGCTGGCATCCCATGCGCCGAGCCCGCTGATGTCTGGAAAGGGGAGGCCGTGGACGCACCTCCGAGCGTTTCAGCGGGCGCGAGCGCCTCAATCGATGGCGAGCCCGTCTGCACTGGCGGCGCGGCCTCAAAGGGCAGCGGAGAGCCCGGAGGCGCGGGCGGTAGCTGGACGCGCGCGATGTTCTCGCCGCCGTCCTCGACGCTCCACGCGGGCAAGCCCAGCGAGGCGCGGATTTCGTTGACGCGCACGCTGCCGGTGTCGATGGCGTCGCGCGTGATCGGCAAGCTGTCATCGAAGAGCGTCTCAATGACCGG